CATAAAAACATCGTGTCAAAGATTGTAGAGCGGGAGCGTCAAAAGGCTTTTGAAAAAGGCAAACAAGAGGCCCTTATGCAATTACAACAAGAGCAGCAAGCAGTAGCAGCGCAACCAGATGCAGCGCCCCAACAAGTTCCACAGGCTGCGCCTAGTCAAATGGGTGGCATGCAGCAATTGTCACAAGCTGATATTGAGCGGCTTATTGCAGAGAGAACTCCCCAAGCATTACAAGAACACGTCAATCAGTTAAAGCAAGCTCATGCCGTAGAAACATTTGTCGGTAAGATGCAAGCAGCTGAAGCGCGTTACCCTGGTTTAGAAGCCAAGCTAAATGATTTGGATTATCAAGACCCTGCGATGATGAAGATTATTGAAGTTGCAAATAATCTTGAGAATACAGGCGATATCATGAAAGAGATTCTCGACAATACTGGCAAAATGGGTACGTTGTTGAATCTTGCTCGTCAGCCTCAAGTGTTGCAGCGTGCCATGATGGAACTTAGTAATTCTATAAAGACCAATCAAGAAGCTTTGGCTGCTGAAAAACAAGCTCAAGATCCAATGTCTCAACTTAAGCCTTCATCAAGTGCTGGAATGGATAACAGTGCTATGTCGGTGAGTGATTTCAAAAAAATGTTTAGAGGGTAATCCCTCCTCACGACCGATGTAGCGATAATCTGTTATCTCCGAAATCATCATTTTTTGGAGTGTTACATTATGACTACACCGGTTAACGTCTTACAGACCGTACAGACGTATCAAAAAGCCGAGCTTGCTTGGCTATTAAATAGTTTCTGCGGCATCAATCTTGCCAACAAGAAATTCAAGAACTTTAACGATTTAACTGCTAACCTTGGCGATACTGTAACGTTTGATACAACCCCACGTTATATTTCGTATGCTGGTTTGCAAATTACTGAGCAACCATCTGTTCAGCGCGTTCAGTCTCTTGTGTGTTCTCAGGCGGCAAACGTATCAGCAGCTTATACCGACCAACAATTCATTTTCAACGTTCGTGATTACATGGACCGTTTTGGTATGTCAGCTGTTAAAGAACTTGGTTCTTTGATTGAAGCCGACATTCTGAAGAACTTTGTATCTGGCGTTATCGTGAATGACCCTCAGAATGCAAACTTCCAGGGCGCTCAAGTAAACTCTGGTCCTTTCCGTTTTTACGGGGATGGCGTTACACCGATTAATAGCTTCACGCAGTTGGCTCAAGCAGTTGCTAATTTTGAAGATTTCGGCGCAGCAACTCACAAAATGTGCGCGATTCTTCCAGTCGCAAATATTCCAGCAATCGTTGGAACTGGCTTGAATCAGTTTGCAATGCGTCGAAATGATGAAATTGCGAATTCATGGGAATTGGGTCGATTTGCCAATACTGAATGGTATGAATCTAATTTGTTACCGATTCATGTATCTGGCACAATTGGTAATACTGCTGCTCCTAATAATGTTATGACGGTGGTATCTACTAACGATCCAACTGGTGCTAACGTAACTCAAATTACTTTTACTGAGCCGACTTCAGGAACCGATGCAAATGCAATCAAAGCTGGTGATTTATTCCAGTTTAATGATGGCGTCTCTGGTAAGCCTAACATGCGGTTCTTGACCTTTATTGGCCATCGACCAACACAGCAGCCAGTTCAATTCAGGGCTATTGCTGATGCCGCCACTGTAGCCGGTTCTGTAACTGTCTCTATTCAAACCATTAATGGTGTCGGATTGGTATGGGCGCAAAATCAAAATCAGAACTTAAATAATGCGATCGTTGCTGGTATGACGGTTACTCCATTACCTTCGCATCGTGCAGGTGTGTTGATGTCTGGTGATCAGTTCTATTTGGCTATGCCTCAGTTGCCTGACGAGTCTCCATTTACAACTTCTCGCATGGTTGACCCTGATTCAGGCGCATCGATTAGACATTATTTCGGTTCGCAGTTCGGGCAAAATAATCGTGCGTATGTGAGAGATAGTATTTGGGGAAGTACATTGGTGGCCGAGAACAGCATGCGATTAATTTTTCCACTTTAGTCTTAAGCTGTTTTTTGATACAATTAGTGTACCTCAAAACAGCAAGAGATGCAAATGGGAAGAAGTATTTATTGCAGCACCTGTAAGAAAGAAAAAGAACCTGGTCGTGACAATGAGAGTCGTTGCAAAGCTTGTAAGAGCCAAGCAAACAAAGAAAAAAGAGCGAAGAAGCGAGCAGAACAAGGGCTTCTTCCTCTTGGATCTGGTAGAAGTCCTTATTGTTATATTTGTAAAGCAGTAAAAGAAAATCCGAAAGAAGGATATTGTTTAGCTTGCAGGAGAAAACGCGACAATGAATATAGGTTGGCCAACGGGATTACTAAGAAGCATCAAACAGGAAAATGTCCTTGCGGTGCGGAGAGAGCTCCTTATAGCAAAGCCTATTGCATTGAATGTTTATCTAAGAGAGCTAAGGAAAGAAAAATTTGGATGGATTATACTGACGAACAAAAGGAACGAAGGAATGCATTGCAAAATGCAAGGTATATTAAAAAGAGACCAGAAAGCTTTGGAATATATTACAGGTCTGACGAGCATCGGTTCAAGCATCAGGTCAGGGCTCTTACTAGAAGCTATGTAAGGGCAGGAAAATTAATCAAGATGCCATGTGAAAAATGTGGCACTAAAAAGAATGTGGAGGCCCATCATGATGATTATACTAAACCCATGGATATCAGATGGCTTTGCAGGTTACATCATAGAGAGCACCACAAACTAAACGATTAGGAGAACACCATGTCAGTAGATAACAATCAAACCTCAAAAGCATTTCCTTACCAATCGTTCATTCCATTTTACTTTAATGGTTTGGGTATTAGTAATAATGCAACTACACCTAATACTAAATTAGATGTGGCAGCGGGTTCATGCTTAGATTCAACCGGGACATTCCAATTAACTTTGTCATCTTCAGTAACCATTAATGCAGCCAATAATGGCTTAAATGGCTTGGATACAGGTTCTTTAGCAGCAAGCACGGTTTATAAAGTGTTTGTCGTTGCCGACCCTGTTACCCAACAAGCTAGTGGAGCGATGATTTCAGCATCGGCAACACCATTATTGCCATATGGTTATAGTGCTTATGCATTAGTAGGCTATGTAACTACTGATGCAAGCGTGCATTTCTTGGCTGGATATTGGTCTGATAATGATAGCGCTCGTCGTGTATTTACTTACGATGCGCCAATTATTGCTTTGAGTGCTGGTACACAAACAAGTTACACAGGTGTTGCGTTAACTTCATTTGTTCCTCCAGTAGCCAATACTTCTGTGTATATGTATATGTTGTTTGCCGCCAATGCAGCAGCTGATACTGCTAAATTGCAAGGTTATAACTCTACTGGTGATGCAATTACATTGATTGCTCCTGTGGCGACTGGTGTTGCGAATACCACAGAGAATGTATATGTATTAGCGCAGCTAAATAGCTCTGCTCCATCCATTATATATAAAGTGTCAGCAGGTTCATTGTCACTTTATGTAAATGGTTATACATTTGATCTTTAAGGAGTAAATGATGGCTTACACCGCGCTACAATTAATTAATCGTGCTTATTATTTGTCGCAAGTTGTAAGCCGTCAATTACAAACAGTGGACGGGGAACAGGTTACGGATGGGCTATATTTATTGAACGCATTGCTTGATATTAAAGCAAGCGATCTACATCTAATTCCCTACTTTCAACAATATACTTTTAATACTGTGCAAGGTCAGGAATCGTATTTTGTTCCAAATCTTGTATATCCAGATTCCGTAACATTTAATATCGGGGTGGTTCGATATTCTATGTCAGATTTAACACGCAAAGGATATTTTAGCACGCCGCGTGTTGATAATGTTCAGTCATTACCATTTAGTTATCGCGTAGAGCGATGCTTGGGTGGTGCAAACTTGTATATGTATTTTGTGCCTGCTGATGTATATGTTATTAAGCTGTGGGGTAAATTTGGCTTAAGTGACGTTACTTTAACGACGGACTTATCTCTAACTTACGATACATTTTATATTGAATACTTACGATTTGCGCTGGCAGAATATATCGCGTTAGAGTGGGGTGTCACCTTCCCGGACGAAGCAAAAGCAAAGTATGCTGAGATTCGGAAGAAACTAATGATGATCAGCCCAGCTGATCTATCAATTCAGAAAAGGTCATATTTTACATCTAGTCCGGCATTAGACTGGCAGCTTATAAACATTCCTGGTTGGGTGCCCTATTGATAGATTTGAAAGCTAAGGATAATTAAATGCCATCACCTGCACCTTACGCACAAGTACAACCACAACAAGTTCCTTTGGCCATCGTGGGTGGCACGCATTTTGGTCGATATAATAAAATTAGTTTAGAAGAGACTTGGAATTTTATTGTTAGTGATGGATTTTTAGTCCCTTATGCCGGTTATAAAAATGTTTTAACGCTAGCTACTGCCACGGATGGACGGGGATTGTATTCAAGTTTTGTTGGAAATTTAATGATTGCGGTAATTGGTGTAGCGGTCTATAAAATTCAGGCGCTTCCCAATGGAACATTGGTGTCAACAATAGTTGGGACATTAGCTACTAACTCTGGTGATGTTTATATTGCCGAGAACAATAACTCTCAGATATGCATTACTGATAATGCTTTTGTATATGTTTATAGTTATGCTGGGGCAGGGAGTTTTAGATCATCAGATCCGTCAACGGGCAGCTCATTTTCATTCCCATTTACATCCCCTGGATATATATCATTTCAAAATGGTAATTTAATTATTGCATGTTCTGATTCAACAAATTGGGTTTTGTCGGCGCCTAACGATGCAACAACATGGCCGAATGATCCGGCACACGTTGGATCAATACAAACCAAGCCAGATAAGTGTCAGGCATGCGTCCCTGTTCCTGGGGGTGGTAATAATTTATTTGTATTTGGCCGAAATTGCATGGAACTTTGGCAATTTACTGGAACCGCTTTATTTCCTTATCAGCGCGCCTCTACATTTAATATTGATTATGGTTGTATTAATCCAGCATCTATTGCGCATCTAAAGAATTATGTAGTCTGGATTGCTGTGAATGAACAATCCGGCCCTGTATTGATGGTTTCTTATGGTGGCGTTCCGGAAGCGATTTCAACAGATGGAATTGATTTTCAGTTGGGCAATTTAACAAATCCTGAAAATTGTACTGGATTTTTGTATCAACAAGATGGGCATGTTCTTTATCAATTTACATTTCCTACTGACAATATTTCTTATGCTTATGACTTTGAGACGAAACTGTTTTTCAATGTTTCTGATGAGAACTTGAATTATCATCCTGCTCGTGAAGTAGTTTATTTCAATAACAATTATTTCTTTGTGAGCTTAGAAGGCGGAAATGTTTATGAGTTTAGCTCTAATTTTACTACTGCTCAATATGATGAAGATACAATTAAGGTAATTCCTAGAATTAGAATTTGTCCGCCTTTGCGCTTGCCAGATCAACTTTATTATACTATTACAAGCTTGGGATTTACGGTCGAAAATGGCCAGCCAAATAGAATGTATAACACAATGCTTACTCTCGGTGCTGGGTCAGATATAACAACCGAGGATGGCTCACTTCTATCTACTGAAAGCGGCGTTGATTTGATAACAGAATTTTCGACAACTTCTATTGTTGGAACATCCTTAACTGAAGAAATCAATCTCGCTGTTTCTCGTAATGGCGGGATGACTTTTGGTTCATTTTGGACTAAATATATGAATCCCACCGGCGGATTTAAATCAAGATTCATTTACCAAAGACTGGGAATTGCGAATGACAGCACCTTCCAGTTGCGTTTTAACGGCTATGGGAGATTTGTTGTTACCGATGGCTTGGTGGATATTTACCGATGAGCAATCAAAATATATTAAGAAATACCACTAGAATACCCAATCTTCCTATTGGGCCTATTGTTGACAGCAATGGGCAAGCTACTGATGAAGAATTAACTTTTAGACAAGCATTGCTTTCATTGCTCCAGGATTTCGTAGGCAATGAAGGGCTAGTAATGCCAAAACAGAATTCTGCTGATGTGACTTTGATTCAGAATAATACTGCGCAAGTTCAAGGCGCTACACCTGATTTTGTTTATACTTGTCAATATGGAACATTGATATATGATGTTAATGATGACTCGCCTACTCCCCATCCATTAAAAGATGAGGTGGTAGTAGCCGTTAACAATGGTTCAAATGTTCCAGTATTCAAGCAAATAGTTTTATTAGACACACAAACTTTACAGCCAACGGCCGGAGCTATTGCGGGCTATGTTGATGTGACATTTTTAGGTGTAGCATATAAAATAGCGCTATACACGCCTTAGGAGAATAAGATGGCATATAGAGACCCAACTCGTGGTGCAAGCAATATTGTAGGACAGATTCCTGGCGCGACCGAGCCATACTATAGGCCTTATATGGAAGCCGGGCGTGGCGCTATGACGGACTTGCAAAATCAATATAAAGATTTGCTTGGAGGTGATGTTTATAATCGTTTGGGTCAAGGTTATAAGGAATCGCCTGGCTATCGATTTAAATTAGAACAAGCATTGGGCGCTAGTAATAATGCTGCTGCTGCTGGTGGAATGCTCGGAACACCGATGCATCAATATAATGCTCAAGAAACAGCACATGGTTTGGCTGACCAAGACTTCAATAATTATTTGCAAAATCAAATGGGTTTATACGGCTTAGGTTTGCAAGGTGAGCAGGGTCTTAACCAAATGGGATTCCAAGCTAACCAAGGGATGGCTGATACAGTTGGAAATGCTCTGAATCAACAGGGGCAATATAATTTCATGGGACAACAAGGGCGTAATCAATATAATCAAGCTCGCACTAACAATTGGTTAAGTGCACTTGGAATGTTGGGCGGATTTGGGGCTTCAATGGTTCCTGGCAGTGGATTTCTTAGCAAGTTCTTTGGGAGATAGATATGGTTTATTCGCCTATGATGCCTAATATGAAGTTAACTGCTCAAGATGTTGGCGTTCCTGATTATGTGGGTTCTTTGACTCGTGGGTATCAGGCAGGTTCATTACCAGCTTTAACATCTGCCGATTTACTTAATAAAGCTTTAAAAGCCAAGTATGATGCGTTCAAGGCTAGCCCTGATTACCAGTCTGCAATGTTGGATTTTCTTCGTGGTCAAGGTGCTAGGATGGCTGGCGAAGCAGCCAATCTACCTGCTCGGCGTGAATTAATACAGGCCCAAGCGGGTCATTATGCTCAAGGTGATAAGCTTGCTGAGCAAAAGGCCAAACTACTCCAGCAATGGATGGGTGGGATTGGCGATAATAGTCAAGCGAATGTTAGTGCTGAAGGCCCTGGGATTGCTAAATCGCCAAGCGCTTATGACACTTTTCCTGGAAGAAGAAAATCTCGTCCTGGGCCTGTTGGTCAGCAACTCTTAGATGAAGCAGATGCCAATGGAATGCCTACTCGCGCGACGAATGCTGTTTTTGGTGGTCAACGTTCTCCGCGTTATATAGACGCTTTATATCAGCAGACTCCTGTTGGCGCGAATACAGTTATACCAAATCAAATATCAGAAGATATTGATAAAGGTAATGCGGCTTATCAGAAAGAGCGTGCTATGGCTGCAATATTGGGCTTAAAGGAGCCTGCTACTGAGGTAGATCCAGAAACAGGTATTAAATATGCTTATACTCGCCAAGGCAAAGTGGCCATTGGTCAGGGTGCAAGTGAGACACAAAAAGCTGCAGCCAAAGAACTTGGTAGTGCAAAAGGCAAAGAAGAAGCATCTTTCGTTGCTGAGAATCCTCGGGATAGAAAAGTATTAAAAGATTTGATGTCTCACGTTCAGAAACTTAATTCTGGCGAATTCGATCCAGCCTTAGGATGGAAGCATAATATTCCTTACGGCGCTAATTTTTCTTTATCCGATAAACAAATTGGTGACTTAGCAGAGTTTGAGAATACTTTAAATGCCTTACGCGCTAAACAGGGTAGTTTATTTAAAGGCCAGGGTGCTGTTTCTGATTATGAACGAAGATTGTTAAGTTCTGCTCTACCGAGTATTAATGACAATCCTGTTGCTTTCAAAGCTCAGATGAATAAATTTGTTAAAGATATGATGGGAGATCAAATGCAGCGACATTTGATAACTCAATATCGGAAAGAAGGCTTGAGTTTTGAAGACGCAAAAGATAAGGCGGCCAAAACCTTAGAGGAGTCTTTGCCCACTCAGCAAGAAGCCGCTCCACAGCAAGCCGGTTATAAAAATGCGATGTTTCGTCAGGTTGGAGATCAATACGCTCCTGTGAACGACGCTGATGCTTTTGATGAGATATCAAGAGAAGCTGGTCCTCAATCTATGCAAGGCCCAAATGAGGCATCGAGATTCATTCAAGAAGCAAAGAAATACGCACCCTATGCTGGAGATATTGCTGCGGCAGGTTTATTGCAGGCGCCACATCCATTGGTTCGTGCAGCAGGTGGCGCATTGGCGTTAGGCCAAGGGGCTTATGAGGCGGCTCCTGGAAAGCGTATTCAAGGTGCTTTAGAAAATTTAGCATTAGCAGCTGTTCCTGGTGCGCTTGGGAAGGTTCTTGGCAAAGTATCTGGAAAAGGAATTGCTAAGGAAGCGATAAAGAATACAGAGAAATTATTTCAGAAACGTGTCGCGCCATTTGAGCGCGTAGAAGCTGAAGCTAACAAGCTTGGTGACTTAAAAGTCCCTGCAAAGATTAGTGGTTACGCTGATAAACTTAAAGAAGCATTGGCTGGTCACGAAAGTAATTGGTCAAGGCAAATTAATGACTTGACCAGATTCAAAAACAATCCCACATTTAAGAATGCCCAGAAAGCTCAGAGCGGTTTGGGGCAAATCGAACGTGCTAATGTTGATGAATCTGTGCGTGCAACCGCTCGCGATTTACGCAAGCGCATGCTTGGATCAATGCAGCAACATTTAACTAAAGACCCTCAATTGCTAAGTGAATATTCTACCGGAATGAAAGAATATGCTAAGAGTGGGCCGTTGCTTAAGAAATTGCAAGAAGCTTCTAAATCCATGACTGGAAAAGAATATGTGAGATATTTGCAAAATCTGAGCAAGCAAGGCAAGTTGCCTGAAGATATGCGCGAGATTATGAGTGGCATAGAACGTAGGCAAAAAACTGGATCTACACTTAAAGAAATAGGTAAGGCAATTGCACCTGGCGCCATTCCTGCTGCAGGAGGTGCGTTGGCTTATAAGTTAGCATCTTTAGCTAAAGGAGTTTAAATAGTCTTCTATTTTGATATGGCGTAAGATATTCTTCGGGTGGATATTCTTCTAGTAGCAGTTCTGCTTCATGAATATCCATATTTCTAAGACATTTTGCCATCTTCCGAAGCGAAATTTCTTCTTTGACACTTCGCCACCAATCTTTAGCATACCATTGCAAAATGAAATAAACACCAACCATAATCAGCAAACTATAGAAATCATTACCCATTTTAATCATCCCACTTATTAATATGCTCAAATGCTAACATTGTGCTTATTTGTTGTCAACAACAAATAATGCTTGCATTAAATAGTACCATAATTTAATATGACTACTTTAAATAAAGTGGGTATGTAAATGAAGAAGGCAATAATGATTTTAAGTTTGGTGGCATCTATGAATGTTTTTGCCAATGGACCACATCCTAGTTATGATCAATCGCATGATATGAATTATCAAGCTGCTGAGCAACAATTTGCTGAGGCTTATAATCAAAATCAACAAAATTGTAATTATTGATTGAGATGCTAATTATGGTTAATCCATATTCAGACTTTTATATAGATCATGAACTAAGATTGCGAATGCTCGAGAAAAGTAGTAACACGATCATTAGCCTCATGAAATGGTTATTGGGTACTGTAATAATTGGAATCGCTCTTCCAGTAACTTTGCATTCGTTTGGACTTATTTGAGTCAAACTCCCTCATTAAATAACCGTATTGCAACCGTAATCAATAGGCGTATCATATCGGGATATGCCTTAAGATTACGGATTAATACATGGCGACACCCAGTCCATTATATTTTGCAATGCAGCCATTACAGCAGTGCCTTTTTGATAAGGATACTGGGGCAGCATTAGCAGGTGGTATAGTTACATATTATTCAGACCCTTCCTTCACAGTCCGCAAAGACATCTATGAACAAAGCAATCAGCCAGATGGCAGCTATATTTATACTAATATTGGTTCTCAAGTAACTTTAAGTTCCATTGGTTCTTTCGTAGATAATAATGGCAATAATTTTATTCCTTTTGCTTATCCTTGGAGTATTGCGCCTGGAGTTCAAGGTGCTCCTGGAGCATTTGAGTCTTATTTTATTACGGTTTATTCGTCTGGGGGTATTTTCCAGTTCTCTATAACGGGTTGGCCTGCTAATGATTTTGCGGGTTCAGTATTTACTGAAGTGACCCCATTAACGATTAATCAAATTACAGATCCACAGTTTCCAGTTGTATTATTTACCCCAGATCCATCTACCGGAGCATTTTCTTATACCAATTCCGGCACAACTACTGTCGAAGTAGCGCCTGGATGGTTTTTGGCTGCGACTACGGGGTCTGGGTCTGGTCTTGTAACATTAAAGCAGGAATCTATTAGTTCGGATGAGTTTTCTGATCCGCCTTATGCATTAGACATCACATTGGCATCCGGCACGTCAGCTACGTTGTATCAGCGCATTGTTAATAGCCCAAGATTGCTTGTTAATGCACCGGCTGTTGCATCTTATTTTTTGGCAAAGTCATTAACCGGTAATATTACAAGTTTAGTTCTAACTTATGTTCCATCATCAGGAACTTCAGTTGTATTAGCAAATGGCGAAACGACTGCTAATGGTGCTTTTGGCGAAATAACTGGAACTGCAATTATTCCAGAACCCGTAAGCACAGCCGGAGGTTCTGGTTATGTTGATATTCAATTGGCAATTCCTGATGGTAGTAGTATTGCTGTTACAAGCTTTCAAGTTGTCGGTGTCAATAATGAAACCGAGGTGCCTGCGTTTAGTGAACAATCAACGCCAATTCAAGAAAGTTTGCTAGCATATTATTATCAATCAAAATTAGAAGCAAAACCAATTCCAAGCTATACAATAGGTTGGGATTTTCCATTCAACCCATGTCAGGAGTTAGGCCCAACTGTATCTGCCACAGCCTTAGGCGCCAATAAGTCCCGTTATATTGCCGATCAAACCATCGCTTTTGAAGCTGCTTCAAATGTATTGGCATATTCGTTTAGTACTTCGGCAGGACTTACAGTCTCCACTGGAGGCACAACACAATTTGCATTAGTCCAGTATTTAGATCAAGCGACTGCTCGGGAATTACTTAAAGGGCGCATGGCAGTAAAACTTAAAGCCGGACTATCATTGGCAGCAAGCACTTTAACGGGTTATGTAAATATTTACTGGACTACTGATGTAACATTACCAAATGTTGCTGCGGGAACCAATAATTCCCTTGTTAGTGCGCTTACACTTGGAGTGCCAACAACTGGGAACGGCACATGGAATAAAGTTCAGCGAAGTGGTTTAGGCAATGCAGTTTTCCAATTAACGCCAACAATGACAGAATTTCAATTTTCCGGATGGGATGGTCTTGATTCTTCTGGCTCAACTCCCATTGATGGTGGCACAACTGCGACATTTATTGCGATTGTAATTAGTTTTAATGAGATTACTTCCGCAAATACTATGAAAATGCAATATGCAACATTATGTGCTGGAGATATTGCAACACAGCCTCCGCCACTCTCAATAGAGCAAACTGTAGATGCCTTGGAATATTATTATGAAAAAAGTTATTCCCTAAGAGATATCCCAGGAGTTGCAACCAACTACAATGGTGCATTAACATTCCCGCAAGTATTAGATAACTATGATTCTGGTGTTATTGCAAGGCACTTGCGTGCCGCCGCATTTCCCATCACTTGGAATTCAGTTAAAAGCACTTCAACGCCAACAATTACTCTTTATTCGCCTGCCTCTACAACAGCAGGGATAATGCAAGGAGTAATTTATAGTGGTGGCGTGCCATCTAATTTAGGGTCCGTTTCATTAGCAGGAAATTGGACGGCTACAGGATTAAGTGAGAAAGGTGTTTTATATTTTCCCGCAAGCGCAACAAATTTAATTACCTCAGGGGCCATATCTGGAGCAAGCGGCATACAAGGTCTCATATATTTTCAATATACAGTTGATGCGAGACTGGGGACTTATTAGGAGAAATAAATGTCAACCAAATTTAATATGACAAGAGACATTAATGGCTATAATGGCTTTGGGATTATGCCAACATATGATATCCAGTCGGGGATTATGGCCGCTGGCGTAGCGCAAAGCGTTACTGTGCCTGATAATTATCCCAATTGGATTGCTATATTTAGCTATAGTCCTGGGTCTAATATATGGGTAAGTTTTACAACAACGGCTCTTGTGCCTACTGGAGCATTTAGTTCTACGGCGTCAAGCTTAAATCCATCGGCACGTGCGGTTTCGGCTGGACAGACTATTAGCTTAATTACTAATGATGCGGATAGCCCGGAAATATCAATTGAATTTCAGGTGATAGCTCCGTATCAAAACTAGAGGCAAGCATGGCGATATTTAATACACCATTAGGCATGGGGGTTAGATTTGAAGACAATCCTTTGCTGGTATCGCCTTTTGTCCAGGGGACAGAGTTTGGATCTATCACGCCACCAATTGGTTCTGATTTTATTATTACCGAAGGCGGCGCAGACATATTAACCGAAGGCGGCGACTTCATTGTAACGGAGTAAACCATGGCAACAATCAAGATTAGTGCGTTAACAACAGGTACTCCCAAAGGCACCGATGAGACGCCAGCAGTTGATACAACAGATACGACCCAAGCATCATCTGGTACAACAAAAAAATATATTCGCTCATCAGAATTAAATTATTATCTTCATGCGCAAGGTTTAACAACGTATACTGCTGTATTGGCAGCGAGTACAGGTGCGTTGACCGCAACTTATGCTAATGGTGCCCTGGGCGTTGGTGCAACTTTGACCAATGCTGGCGCACAAGCTGCTTTGACATTAGATGGCGTAACTTTAGCTGTAAGTGATCGGGTGCTAATAAAAAACCAGGCTGCTCCAGCTCAAAATGGCATTTATACAGTAACGACTGTTGGTACCGCATCAACAAATTGGGTTTTAACACGCGCAACTGATTATGACCAGGCTGCTGAAATCATTCAATATGGAGTCGTTCTTGTTAACCAGGGCACTATTAGCGCTGGATTGTTATATCAAGAAACTGGTGCTGGTCCTTGGACTATAGGAACCACTGCGATTACATTTGCGTTATATGCAGCTGGATCAGGAAGTAGCGTTAATATCGGCACTGCAAATCAAACTGCTTATTATGCCACCGCAGGAAGTGTTGTCAGTGGCGTTGGTCCAGGTAGTACTGGACAACTTTATCAATCAAATGGCTCTGGAAGTGCTCCTGCTTTTACAACAGCCACATACCCATCAGTTGCGACAGGCACAGGAACAATCTTGCGTGCCAATGGTACAAATTGGGTAGCTAGCACATCTACATTTGCTGACACATATGCGGTAAGCACATTATTGTATGCCAATAGCTCAAATGCTGTCTCAGGACTTGCTACTACAAATAGAGCGGCTCTATCCACAAATGCGACTGGCGTGCCCACATGGCTTGCTCTAACTGATGGCCAATTGGTCGTTGGCTCAACAGCTGGATCACCTGCTGCGGCAAGTTTGACAGCGGGCACAGGGGTTAGTATAACCAATGCGTCTAACGCGATTACAATTAATGTGACAGGCGGCGGTCTTGCTACGGCAACAATCTCCGGCACAACACAAACCGCTGCCGTTAATACGACTTATATTGCGTTGAATGCAGGACAAACAACATTGACTCTTCCAGCAGTATACGCCGTAGGAGATATTGTTCGACTCGTTGGCGCAACAGCAAACACAGGAGGATGGGTTGTTACCGCCTCAACAGGGGACACTATCCGTGTTAATAATTCAACGACGTCTGCTGGCGGGACGGTTACATCTACTGCAGCAGCAGGTCAATGCATTGAATTGATTTGTGATGTCGCAAATACATCTTGGGTTATGACTAGCACTGCTAGCGTTCTATTAACTACAGCTTAAGGAATTTATCATGACGGCAGTAAATCAAGTTGGTAATGCGCTAACAGGCTCGACAGGAAGCGGTGCTTTTGTAGGGGCTAGTGGCAATCCTGCTTTTACTACAGACATTACGGTTAATACAGTCCGCGTAGGATTAGGGGCAAATTCAGTATCAACTAATACAGCCTTAGGCGTTACTGCATTGGGCGCTAATGCTGGGACTGCCGCAAGCAATACAGCCATTGGCTACCAATCTCTTGTAGCAGCAACAGGACCCGGAGCACAAAATACTTTAGTTGGGGCTTCATCTGCGGTAAGTGCATCTTATTCTGCTGTTAGAAATAGCGGATTAGGATATAAGGTGTTTAATGCTACTACTACAGGCAGTGATTGCGTAGCCTTGGGGTATCAATCATTACAGAGCTTAACTACT